TGGTACTGGGTTTATGATGATACAGCGTTCAGCTTTTGAGAAGTTTGATAAAGCATATCCAGAGTATAGTTACTTGCCTGATCATGTGCGTACTGCGCACTTTGATGGTTCTCGTGAAATTATGATGTATTTCCAAGCATTGATTGATGAGAAGAGTAAGCGATACCTATCTGAAGATTATATGTTTTGTCAGTGGATGCGAGAGATTGGCGTTGATACGTGGCTCTGCCCTTGGATGAAGTTGCTACATACTGGCAGTTATACATTCGGTGGTTCGTTGGCAGATATCGCCGAACTAGGTGCTGTTGCTACAGCTAATATGAAACAGATCGAGAAGATGAAGAAATGACTGAATACATAAATTATTGGCTGAGGAAGCCACCCGAAGAAGCAGATTACAAGTTTCGTGAGGATGAGTTGATCGCTGAGTTTGCTGATTATATCGACTTAACTTACAATGGTCACTATGGTCAAGGTGGCTTACAATCGTCGGAAGTTATAGTTGACCGTGGTCATGGTATTGGCTTCTTTTTAGGTAATGTGGATAAGTATAATGGAAGATACGGCAAGAAAGGAACTCCTGCTGATCACCGAAAGGATTTGATGAAGATTATCCACTATGGGTTTCTTGCTCTTTATGAGCATGATCGTTTAAATGAAATTAATGATATTGAGGACTTTTATAATGAAGTTAAGTGAAAGCACTGTTGAAGTATTGAAAAACTTTTCAACAATTAATCCATCCCTTGTGTTTAAAGAGGGTAATCTGCTCAGGACTGTTTCTCCGCAAAAGAACATCCTAGCTTCTTCTGTAGTTGCCGAGTCGTTCCCTTCTGACTTTGCTATCTATGAGTTGAACCAGTTCTTGGGTCTGAACAGTTTATTCGATAACGGCTCTATCGCCTTTGGTGAGAAGTCGCTTGAGATTTCGCAAGGTGCAACTAAGTGTAGTTATACTTACACTGATCCTTCGATGGTAACTGCCCCACCTGAAAAAGATTTATCTTTGCCTAGCACTGATGTTTCTTTTGATATGTCGGCTGATACTTTACGAAGCGTTGTAAATGCAGCTAATCAACTTGGTCTGCCTGAGATTGCTGTTCGTGGTGATGGTAACACAGTTTCCCTTGTCGCGACTGACAGTAAGAACCCATCTTCTAATGAGTTCTCTGTAGCGGTTGGTGATACTGAAGCAACCTTCAAGTTTATCTTTAAAACTGAGAACTTTAAGTTTATTCCTGACAACTACAGCGTTGAAGTCTCGGCGAAAGGTATCTCGCACTTTGCGGGTGAGCGTGTAGAATACTGGGTTGCTACCGAAGCTGGCAGCAGTTATGGTGAATAATTATGAATATTGCTGACTTAATTAAAAACCTGCAGTCAGGTATCGTAGAAGTTACATTCGAGAAGATTAATGGTGGGGGTACACGGATTATGCCATGTACTCTCAACTCTCAAACTATTGCTGAAGAAACTGGTAATAATATTGATGTAACTTCTGTTGATGATAAATCCTCAAACATTGCAGTTTGGGGTTGTGATGTGAGGGCATGGCGTTCGTTCCGTGTTGATACTGTGACAGGATGGAAGCCTCTGCCTGATTTCGTAATGGGCGAACACCATGAAGCAAATGTGTCCGCATAACTGGAGATAAAAATGCTTGAAGAGTTTCTATGGGTTGAGAAGTACAGACCCAAAACAGTTGCTACCACGATTCTACCTGATGGGTTGAAGCAAACGTTCCAGACATTCGTCAATCAAAACAATGTCCCGAACTTACTTCTAACTGGTACAGCTGGTGTTGGTAAGACAACTATCGCCAAAGCCATGCTTGAAGAACTTGGTTGTGATTATATTGTAATCAATGGTTCTGATGAGGGTCGATTGATTGATACTCTGCGAACTAAGATTAAAGGTTTCGCATCCTCAATGTCATTGTCTGGTGGCAGGAAATATGTTATCCTAGATGAGGCTGATTACCTGAACGCAGAAACTGTACAGCCTGCTCTCCGCAACTTCATGGAAGAATATAGTGCGAACTGCGGATTTATTATGACATGTAACTTCGCTAACAAGATAATCGAGCCTCTGCGTTCACGATGCTCGGTTGTTGAATTTAAAATGAGCGTTGACGATAAACCCAAACTTGCGCAACAACTGTTTAAAACAGTTTGTGGTATATTGACTAGCGAGGGTGTTGAGTTTGATAAATCTACAGTTGCTGAAGTCGTTAAGAAGCATTTCCCTGATAACCGCAGGGTTCTAAACGAACTGCAGCGATATGCTGCTACGGGAAAGATTGATGCTGGTATTCTGGTCAACTTCTCCGAGCTCGGGATGAAGGAACTTATGGCTTCGATGAAAGCAAAAGAGTTTACTAAAGTTCGTAAGTGGGTTGCTCAAAACTGTGATGGCGATACTACTGCGATCTTCCGCAAGATCTATGACTCTGCGAATGATTATGTGAAGCCGAACAGTGTTCCGCAAATGGTAGTTACTCTTGCTGATTATCAATATAAGGCTGCATTTGCTGCAGATCCTGAGATAAATATGATGGCAATGATGACTGAAATTATGATAGACTGCGAGTGGAAATAATGAAAAGTATCATTTATGATTTTGAAACGCTGAGCCAAAACATGCTAACAGGCGCAGCAGTAAGTCTTGCTGCCCTTGAGTTTGATTCGAAAAGGTTTCATGATGATGGGTATTCATATGAGGAATTGTTAGGGAATGTCAAGTCAGTTAAGTTTGACGTTCAAGAGCAAGTCAAAAAGTATGGAAGAAGTATTCAAAAGAGTACATTAGATTGGTGGAAAAAACAGGGTGATGCAACTCAAAAACAACTACGCCCATCTGATGAAGATATGTCTATCTCTGATTTATATGACTGGCTGACTAATGAGTTTGATATCCCATCATATAAAGCTGTATGGACTCGAGGAAATACTTTTGACCCGATATTCCTCAGGACTATTTTAGAATCTGCGGGAGATAAGGATCCATTCGATCAGTGGTGGGCGATACGTGATACACGTTCGTTTATTGATGGTATGCTTTATGGTTCTGAGATTAGAAATACATTTATTCCCCCAGAACTTAATGAGAAATTTATAGCACACGATCCGAGCCACGATGTAGTTATGGATGTTATGCGCATGCAATATCTTGCGCAGTTATGAGTAGGAAAGGTTTTAAAAAGTGGTGGCGCATTTGGGCTAAGTCCCTCGGCGAAAAGGTCGGAGAGACTGATCGCCAAGCTAATGCTGTCGCTGCTATTAGAACCTTTTGGTGGATCGTACATATCGTCACCTGCTTTTTCATTATAGCAGGTAATTCAAAATTGTTAGGACTCTGGTAATGAATCCGTTTGATTATATAAATGCAATTAATACGACCAAGAAGAACTTGATGGTCGGAACTGAGAATGATCGGTTGGCTGAGAAAGGGTATGATCCGTTCTTGACTAATCGGTCACTTTCATATCACAATGACACTATTGGTCTCGCCAACGAGATGAACACTCGTCACTATCTAGATAAAAAGCCCCAGTTCGAGTTTTTTATAAATACAGTTAGACCCAAGAAGCGTTTCGCCAAATGGGTAAAGAAACAGAAAGATAGTGACGTGGCAGTAATTAAAGAGTATTATGGATATAATGATATCAAAGCAAGACAAGCTCTCACTATTCTAACTGATGATGAATTAACTGATATAAGAATAAGAATAGATAAGGGCGGTCGCGATGCTAAACAGCATGATAGAGGTACATCTAAAAGATGATGATGACTTCTTAAAAATTAGGGAAACTCTTACCCGAATCGGTGTAGCTTCACACAAAAACAAAACCATTTATCAATCCTGCCATATCTTGCATAAGCAAGGTCGGTATTACATTGTACATTTCAAAGAGTTGTTTGCTCTAGATGGAAAGCCGAGTAATTTTGGCGAGGATGATATTTCTAGGCGCAATACAATTGTCAATCTTCTGGCTGAATGGGGTCTTGTTACTCCAGTAGATGCTAGCAAAAGTAAAGATCCTGTTGCACCACTAAACCAAATCAAAGTCCTTCCGTTCAAAGAAAAGAACGATTGGAATCTTGAAGCAAAATATAATATCGGCAAAAAAATTAATTGAGGAAATATAATAGTATGACTAATTTTGATAAAGTAAAACAATTCATGGAAGTATTCGGTCAAGACGTTTTAAACAGACCAACAATGCCATCTTCGGAACTGGCTAAATTACGACTAGAATTAATCAGGGAAGAATGCGAAGAACTAACAGTAGCAACTAATGCTATGGATATGGTAGAGATTGCTGACGCATTGACTGATATTCTGTATGTTGTATATGGCGCAGGTCATGCGTTCGGCATAAACCTTGATGCTTGTTTTGATCATGTACACGCTTCGAACATGAGTAAATTGGGTGATGACGGTAAACCAATTTATCGTGACGATGGTAAAGTGTTAAAAGGTCCAAATTACTGGGCACCAAATATGAGTAAATTTGTGGGGGCGCAATGAAACTATCAAAGAACTTCTCATTAGCTGAGTTTACAAAGAGCCAAACTGCTGAGCGGAAAGGGTTAGATAACACCCCAACCGATGAGCATTTAGTTCGTGCGAAACTATTATTTGAGAATGTAGTACAGAAAGTAAGAGACAATTTTGGTCCAACTGTTATAAATAGCGGATATAGGGGAGCTGAATTGAACGCTGCGGTAGGTGGTAGTTCTAAGTCTCAGCATTGTAAAGGTCAGGCTGCAGATATTGAAGTTCCTGGAGTTGCTAATGCTGAAGTTGCTCAGTGGATTGTTGACAACTGCGACTTTGATCAACTGATCCTCGAGTTCTATACTCCAGGCATTCCCGATAGCGGATGGGTTCACGTATCGTATGTTGGACCTGAAGAAAACAGAAAAAGTATTCTGACCGCAAGCCGTGTAGATGGCAAGACAAAGTATAGTGTTGGATTAAACGCATAATATGGAAGCATTCTTAGAGTTATTAGATGCAGGATTCCCGATTGCTGCTGCGATAGCAGGTGGGTTCTTTGTATTTTTAACTCTACGATTTATTCTAGAGGGTGTGTTGGGTGATATCAAAACGCAACGTGGGTTTGTAAAGGCGTTAGATAATCGCATTAAAACTATGAATAATGAATTGATACGCATCGATCTTTTGAT